GCGTGATTTCTGCCGATGCTTTTTGCGATATTGGTTTGATTTAATTGGCTAAATTCAATACACAATTTATAATAAATTAAACGCGCTTGCACAAATCTTGACTCGCGGCAACTATTGGTTATGTCTACTTTATAAACTTGCTCAACCAATTCTCTAATTTTTTTATCTGCCATCATTTTCTATTTCCTTTTGCAAGTTAGCCAATGCCCTCCACGCTACCTTTGCAGAATGTCGAACCCCATCTTTGTCTTTTGTTCCGGCACTTATTAAATGCCTCATTAATGCATCCAATTCATCGGTTGATTTGTTGCGATCCCAATGCAACTCTTTATCTGGATGATGTTGCTGATTTCCCATATAACTCACATACGCTACCTCCATAATGGCATCGGGGAAATATTTTAAAACGCCGCTATACACCGGCCTTTGTTTTCTATCTTCTGCCTTCATAATACCTTGCTCCCATCATCATTAAATTCAAACCAATTGTGCTTGCTTACAATGCCGGCCTCTTTATACAATCTCCAATCCGCAAACGCTTGTTTCCACGCTTGGCGGCCTTGCTCGATCATATCCTCACTCAATGCGTAAACCTCAACGCTATATGGATAATTTGTTTCAACGGCAATAAATCTAAAATTATCAATGCCAAGCATATCCATATAAAACGCCGCTTGTAAATGATAGGCGTATTTGTACACATCTCTTTTGAATGCTTGCGGTGAGTTATCTTGGCACGTCTTTATATCTGAAATCCAATTCTCAACGCGATTTAAACAATCCGGTCTAACGCGCACCTCTAAACCTTCATACTTGGTGTAATGCGATAACTCCACAATGCCTTTGCAATATTTTTGTGCCAAATCATCATTGCGGAAATTAGTGAGTATTGACTCAATGGTATCGTAATCATTCGATGATATAAGCAACTTGCCTTCGGCCTTTTTTTGCTCTATCTCATACGCCTCTTTTCCGGCCTTTGTGCGGCGATCCATTCGCGGCATAATGTGATATTCATCAAAGAACTTTTCCGGCTCCAGCATCGCGCAATGCACCGCTGAACCAAGTGCCATTGCTGACGATTCAAATGGTTGTTGCGTTAAATAATGATATACTGATTTCTTGTAAATCTTTTTTAATCCCGATGCGCTTATGCCGGGTTGTGTATGATACACCTCGTTTGAATCTTGTTTTTTAATCATTGCTAATTAAGTTTTTAAGTCTTGAAATAATGGCGGCATTTACCTTGTCTGTGATGCCAATAATTAACTCGTGATGATCTAATATGGCTTTAACGATTTTTTCGATTTCCTCATCTCTAAAATCAACGCCTCTGCGTTCTCCGCGCAACTGCGCTCGTAATGATTCGTTTTGCGCTTGTAATGATTTCACTTGCTTTTGTAACGCCTCAATCTGATGTCGATATAAATCGTTTAACTCTGCCATAATTCGATATATAAAATTCTTGCTAATTGTCCCACAACGTACATAAATGAAAACACCAAAATTGTAATTTGTGCCTTCTTGAATAACTTGCCTAATCTTGCCATTGTTTAAAGTTTATGGGCCGCTTGCGCGGCCCGGTTAATTTATTGTCTATAATGCAACTTTTTTGAAAAATATCGACATCCCAAATTATAATGATCTGGATTTTCGTTATTGGAAATTAAGTGCTTCTTGCGCAATTGCTTTAAAACATTCCACTCATCAAATGTTAAACCCTTGTAGACTTTTTTTTCTAATTTTTGATACTGCTGATTTTCTTGTGTTGTCATTATCTTATGCGTTGCTCGCCAGCGTTAAGTTTATGGGCCGCTTGCGCGACCCGGTTAGTTTATTTTAAAGGAATTGTATTAAACAACACTTTAGCCTCTTCGTATGTTCTAAAAGATTGCGTTTCTTGACCTTCATTCCATACGAAATAAGTTACATCGTAAAATTGACCTCCATTAATTACATTCAATACTGGATTGTACTTGTAGCGATTGATTTGTGCTTTCATAATGTTGTGCGTTGCTCGCCAGCGTTATTTGTTATTGTTTTACATTGGCTAAATTAAAAAAATATTTTTAAATAATCGCAATAAATATTAAAAAAAAATGCGGCCCATTTCTGAACCGCACTTTTCCTACTATGAAAAAAACTACTAAAATGGCAGATCGCCACTATCTTCTGTGCTTGCTTTTGCCTCGTCTTTGACGTATGGCGCACTTAATTTTAAACTGAAATACTTGCCTTTGGTGCCATCTTTAACCCACGCGGCAATTTGTTGATCCGTTCCATCTGGCAACTTAATTGTGCCTTGATAATCCGGTTGTGCATCTGATTTCTTGTACTCGTTTTTGAATAAACTACCATTACCGTTTTTGTGTTCGTAACTCATTGCTTGAATTTTAAATATTAAACTTTTGATTTATTTTCTCTCGGTATTCTTTTTTCATTTTGAATGCGCCCAATACCTTTTGCGCTTGTTCCGCCGTTCCTTTTAATGTGGCATTTAATTGTTGCTCTGTAAGCCATTTTTTATCGTCTTGGTTGCTTACCGCATTGCCCACCTCATTGGCACTTGCAATACTGACATCAATGCCAATACCTAAATAACCCAATGCGCGGCCTAATGCCGATGTAAAACCATTTTCTAAAAATGACGTTTTGTTAATATAACTTGAATCGCGGTACTCTTGGGAATGTGCCGAGGCAATCACAACGCCATTGTTATCGCAAATGGTTACTTTAAAAATACCCTCGTTGTCATTAACGCTGACAACCTCCTCGTGAATCTGCCACATCTTATAATCATCGCTTGATCTAAAATGCAACAAACGCTCATTGACCGGGATGTACTCCTTGCCTTTGATGTTAATTGTTTTCATTGTACTGAATTTTAAAATTGAACATATCGTTTAAACTTGACATATTAAACCCTTTATCCAATAAAATGGATATTTCGTTTATTGTAAAGTTTTGCGGATTTTGTAATCTTGATTTAAGCGTTGGCATTGTGCATTCTAAAATACTGCAAACATCATAACGCTTTAAACCGAGGCGTTTCATTTCGCCCTTAAAATGATTTTCAAACATTGTTTATCTTGTTTAATTAATGGCAAATTTAAAAAATATTTTCCTAAAAATTGCCTAAAACAAGAAATTTATTTTTTGAATTGATTGGTTTCAACCGCTAATTGGTCGCTATCAATGTTCGGCAAGTGCATATTTATTTTGTACGCATTGCGCTTCAAATTCGCTTCTATGGTATCAATGATGCAACTATCTGGCAACTGCATTACACTTGCGCCAAAGTTAATCCAAAGGCGATTGAGCATCGATAACGGCTTGTAATGATTGTTTTTAAACGTACCCTCATAACGATGAATTGACGTTCTAAAATCGTTCATTATCTCTTTATTGATGACTTGCGCTCGGTTTGTTTTAACCCACGTTTGATAATTATCTCGCGGCCTTTTTGCCAATTGTCCGTTGTCTACATCAAAATTTGGAAATACACTAAATCCGGTAATATGCTCAACGCTTGTTCGCTCTTGCTCATATACCTTTGTATTGTCTGCTTGGGTTATTTTATAATTGTGAATTTTACGCTCCGATTGATCAACGGCTTGCAATGACACCTCGCCAATATATAATGCGTTGTAATTACCTCCAGTTCCGGCAATATATGGGCGATAAATAATCACTTGCAATTCGGTAGAATCACCAATTGATTTAAAATCTAAACTTGCCGATTCCCATAATTTATTGACGTTTGTTCGTGTTGTATTTACGTCAATATAAATTGGTGTAAATGACCAACTCTCGGTATCTGGATCATACCAACGATCCGATGATGTGCTTGATGTGTATTTAACACTATATAAAAAATTGTAATTTATGGCAGTTGCATCACTATCGTATAAGTAACTTATATTTAAAGACATATCTCTATTATTTCTCACAAACTCATTTTCATCGGTTTGCAAAAAACTTGTGCGCATTGCTTCAATATAACTGCCTAAACTAAGATTGTACAACCCCAAACGATACGAATATTTCGAATCGCCAAGCGTATAATTCCATTGCCCAATTACACCATTGGTAATATCGTAACCGGTTAAGCCGAAATTAAAAAACTGATTGGCGTTTGTTTGGTATCTTCTATGATTATATGACTCAATATTGTAATCAATACTTACCTCTTTATATGGTGGTAAATATTCCACAACAAAATCATTGCCTATGTTCTGAACATCCGATGGCATTGCGATATGGGCATCTTTTGACTCGGTGCCAATGTACGCGCCTCTTGGATTAAACTTTTCAAATACTACCACCTCGGCATTGTTTGTGGTTAAATATTGGGTTTTTAAATCGCGAATATCTGGCGGCTGATAACCTAAAAATGCCGTATAATTTGATATTGATGTTGTAAACCCACTCGCCTCATAACAACTATTAGGAATAATACACCAACGCCCATCTGATTGAAATATCCTTGAATTGGTTGATTTTAAAATGGCCGTTAAAATTTCTTTTGTTGATAGTTGATTTCCTTCAAATATAAAAGAATCAAATGCCGCGGTATTTGATGGTATAAATGTTTGTTGCTCATATTTCACCCATTCGTGAGTTGCAATTATATCCATACCCAAATCAATATTGCGCAATATGTCGGCAATGATTTTTATTTGTAATGGGTAAATATTCTCAACGCCAAATTGCGGCTGATAAGCGGCCGGATTTATCTCATAATCATCTATTGTACCGAGGCAATCAAAAGCCGTTAAAGTTATCGGATATGGCGTTGTGCTAACTAATTCCTTGAATGTATCGGCAACAATCCACCCACGCCAAATTGTGTTCCAAGTTAATGGGCCACTTCCAGTACCATCATATCCATACCATTGAACCAATACTTTATATGTTTTTTCCGGTGCCTCGTAAAAATTGTCATAAGTTACCGAATCGGTAACCATTAAATTTATGGTGCATTGCGATCCTTTAATTGGCTCATAAAAATCATCATCTCCCTCCCATTTTATAACTACCGGATCACTACCACCAACCATTGGCAATACTGCGCCGATATACCCACGCTCTTGAATAATTACGCGGTATTTAAAATTGTCATAATCATCGCCAAATTCCAATAAATATTTATTGCCAAATTCCTCACGCAAACTGCTTAATAAGCCATCAGCATTAAGTGTATTTTCAGAAAATTCTGATCGGCTAATTAACTGATCATTTAAAGTATATCTACTCATAAGACTAAATTAAACGGCTTTTGTTTTTATTGGCGCGTTCTAAAACCACAACTAAATCCGATCCACGCATTACAAATTCACCGCCCACATTTACATCTTGCCCTCTGCCTCCGCCAATTAATGATTGCAATTTATTCAATGGCGCAATAACCTCCGGATTTGACCTTGCTCCGGGATATTCACCCATCAATCCTAATGTCGGGCCGCTTACAATACCACCATTTGCAAATGCTGGGATGCCTCCGATTGTTGGCGCACCTCCGCCGGGCATTGATCCAGCACTTCCACCATCTGCAATTCCAGCGGCACGCGATTTTAAGAATGAACCAAGCGCTACAAGTGCAACCCCGGCCGCAATGGCCACCGCTGGGTTTAATGTTTTTAATGCGGCTTGTATCGATTCCAATCCAATACCAATTCCAATGGCAAGTTTACCAAGTTCGACCGCCATATTTCCAATTGTACTCAATAACGTTTCGGCCAATGCTCCGGCTAAATTACCGCCATTGGCAAGTGCATTTCCTAATGCCTCACCAATACCAACGGCTAAATCGTTTAAACCTCCGGTAATGATTTGCGATACACCCTCATTGAACGCTTGCGCCCTTGCCATATTGGCTTTTTGCCATTCGCTTAATACAACGGATTGCTCTTCAAGCGCTTGTTGAATCTTTGGTGTTTCCGCGCTTATTTGCTCGGACAAACTGCCGCCATCACCTCCGGCAAACATTCCACCGCTAAATAAATTGCCAACCTTGCCGGCAATACCTTTTATAAAACCGGTTGCGTTATCTAGTGCGTTGGTTAATCCGGCTTGTATTTGCTCCTCGGTTTTATGCTCTAATTGACTTCCTAAAGCGTTAGCGTAGGCATCTGAAAATTCTTGTGAAATATCCTTCGCGCCATCTTTTGCAATCTGTTTGCCATTTTCAAATCCTTGCTCTATTATATCCCCAAATGCCGCATCCAATCCATCTTCGGAAAATGCCACGATAACGGCCCACATTGTTTTAAACAAATTAACCACTTGGTCAATCTGCATTTTGACACCAATAAATGCGCTTTTAAATGCCGCGCCCATTAATGCAATTGCCACTCGTAATGTTTCACTTCCGTTGTATAAATCGACAAAACGATTATATAAGCCGGTTATTACCGGCAACACTTCATTCCAATTTTTATAAATAACATAAGCAACTGCCGCAAGTGCCGCAGCAACCAATCCAACCGGCGAAAGCAATGCGCCCATAATCGAAACAAGCGTGCCACCTAAACTTATGATGGTTGGCAATACAATTGCAAAACCGCCAAGTCCAATTAAAAGTTTTTGCGTTGCTGGCTCTAAATTGGTAAACGATTGATATAAATTACTTACAAAATTTGCCGCCTTTTCTAATATCGGCACAACCGCAACAAGTAATTGTTGCCCTAAACTTGCTAATGATTCTTTCGCTTTGTTTATGGACTTGGTCATTTTAAATGATGCAGATTGAGCGTTTATACCCATCGCCTCGTTTGTTGCGCCCAATGAATTAGCCAACGCATCATTAATTCGGATATTGTCCTCCATTGATGCACCGGTCAAATCAAGTAAACCTTTTATGGCGCGAACATTTGGAAATAAATCTTTAAATCTTAAATTATTAGCCTCAAGTTCTCCTTTTAAATTTTTTAAGGTAACAATTAGTCCATCCTTACCAACAGATTTTTCAATATCTGTGAACGTCATACCCATTGTTGCTAGCAAACTTTCTGCCTCCGACGTTGGTTTTTGGATGCTCATCAATATGGCATTTAATTGCGTTGCCGCATTCGCCGCGTTTGTTCCAGTTCTTGACATACCAGCCATTGCCGCACCAATCTCGTGAAATTCCACACCCATACTTGATGCAATTGGAATTACTCCACCCATTGCGCCGGCTAATTCACTTGCCTCAAGTTTACCCTCGCGTACTGCGGCAACAAGAATATCAGTTGCATTTGATGCGGATAATGTATCCGATCCGTATGCGTTCATCGCTGATGTTGCCAAATCCGCAATCGTCTTGGTTTCACCCAAACCAACTGCGGCGGCTTTTAATGATGCCTCCAATGTTTGCATCGCCTCATCGCCACGCAACCCAGCCGATGTAATAAAAAACAAAGCATCTGCGGCCTCTGCACTACTTATGCCAGTTGCAATTGCCATTTGCTTAACTTTTTGGCCCATTGCATCTACCTCATCCCCGGCAACCCCTACCAAAGATTTTATTTGAGTCATCGAGCGGTCAAAATCAAACGCCATTTTTGTGGCCGCACCTCCAATGGCCAATAATGGCAATGCCAATCTGGTTTGCAAAGACGATCCAATGGATGACATCTTTGACCCGAATGATTTTAATTTGCCTTGCGCGCTGCTCAATGCGGTGGTTAAACCGGAGGCATCCCCTTTGATATTAACCCTTAAATCTTGTTGTGCCATAATCTAAAATGTAGTGAAACAAAAATACAAAAAAAAAGACGCTTATAATTTAAACGTCTTTTGCGGTACGGCACTCTGATATTTCTCTTTAAACGCCTCAAATTGCTCTTGCGTTGATTTTGGTTTGCCCTTGTCCGGATTTCTCTTTTTATCCGATGGCAATGGGAATAAATCCTCCGGTTTGACCATTTGCGATTTCTTCTGACAATTGACATTGTAAACCATTGTTGCCAAATATCGCGTTTGCTCCCAATTAAGATTTATTTGATTGTGATGTGCCTCGGCCATTAGTGCATTTTCTCGCCAAGTTTGCCGCCAGAAAACATCGGGCATTATGCCAATTTGCCCAATATAATAATCTGTAATGGACTCAAAATTTAATTCTGTGCTTTCTGCGGCTTCGGCTTTTTTGGCGCGTTAGAATCGGCCAATGAGTTGCCTAATATCTTTGATTCCATCATTACCGCAACAATATCATTGATTGCCTCGGCTTCTAAATCCTCAAGCCATTCGCCTACGGAATAAAGCGTATAATCAATCGGATTGCCTTGCTCTAAATCATTGGCACGAACCGCTGAATAAATTAATGCGCGGATGCCGCTTAATGACATACCGCCATTAAATACCTCTCCGATGTCCGTTAATGATACGCCGAGTTGCTCTGTAAATTCAACCCAAAAATTCATTGAAAAGTGCAAAGTACGTTTTTTGCCCCCTAATTGGATATTAATATATCCTCTTTTTTTGTTTGCCATTGTGTAAATATTTTTTGTAAAAATAGCACAAAAAAAAGCCACCGCCAAATTAATGACGATGACTTACCCTAGTAGGTTAATCCCTTAAATTATGGGTTGGTTGATTTGGTGATTGCACCGGTCAATGTAATCGATCCGCTATATGATACCGGTGATTCCATTTCGGCTGATTGCTCAACGCTTGAAAGATACCCTTCGGCGGTATAAATCGCATCACCGGTTTCGGCAGTTCCGAAAACACAAGTGATTTGCGTACGCGCTAAAAGATAATCGGCTAATTCAATCGCGTTAGCGGTATCGCTATAATCAACAAGGCCATCAAAAGATAATTCTCCGGAAATCACACCGGCGATCACTTCTTGAAAACCATTTGAATCTTTAGTGGTTGCCTCTGGCAAATCATTTGACAAAGACAAACTACAAGATGTGGTGTGGCCTAATACATTACCCTCTACTGAAAGCAATAAATTAGTTCCGTTAAATACTGATGTTGTTGCCATATTATTTCTCTTTTATTTGTTACAAATATAATTATTTTATTTTAAATCATTTTTGGCATTACCCCTTGCAATGCCTTGTAAAATTACAATAAATTATCAAGTTCGGTAATGGTACACGCTCGCGCTTCTGTGCCTCCGCCAAGTAACGCGCATCGGTTATTATATACGTCAAATAAACGCCTTGCATCGTCTGACTCCGGGATTGCATCCAATGCCGCTAATAAACACGCAATGGCCTCCAATGATCCACCATCTGCCGCAACACGCAACTCAAATAAATCTACATATTCGGCATCGCTTAAATTACCACCGGTCAAGTTTTCCATTTCCGTATCTGACAAAAACTCATCAAATACAATTACCGCGGTTGCCTTGCCGAAAAATTCATTTAACCCTCCGCCATCATCAAAATGCAATGTGTTTAAGGTATTGGCACTAAATACGGATCCGCTATAATCCCAACCGACATTCTCACCATCAACCCATAACCCAAACTCGTTATTTCGGTATTTTAACGCGCATTTAACGGCGTTTGTGGCATTGGATAACGTATAAGTCAATTGCGCTTGTAATATGCCGCTTACGCGCACCCACGCTTGTAATTCATTTGCCGTTGATGAATATAATAAACTCACCACGTTTGCACTTGTGCCATCTGATAATGATATAATGCGGTTTGTGCTATCGTTATATAATGCGGCAATTTCCGCGTACAATGCGCCTTGTGTGCTATCAATATAAAATTGACTGCCGGCATTATTGCACTCGTCTTTTAATCTTGTAACCGCGGAGCCGCTTGTTTCTACTAAACTTGTGGCATAAGGCAATGCCTCACGCTGAAATCCATAAAATGAAATATCCGCTTTTGACTCTCCGGCAATCCCGGCATATCCGGTATTAGTTGCCGTATATGTATAATCAAATCTTTGCCAACGATCGGTTAATTTAAAAGGCGATACAATTGTACCGGTTGCGCTATTGACAAAAAAACCAACGTTTTGCTCACCGGTATCATTACGCTTGGCCCAAACTGATATTGTGTACTCTGTTGATGCCACTTGTGCATCATTATTGTATGCGTACCCATTGGCGGTAAACAACAAACGATTGGCATTAAAATCACCGGTTGGCGAATAATCATAATTGGCGGTTGCCGTTACATTGGATAAATTTGACCAATTATCAACGTTGCTCGATTCGGTGCAAAGATTGGTTGATTGTGGCTCAAGTAGTAATGCGCCAAAACCATTATCATAATTTATGCGCGGTATGTCTGCGGCTATTTCTTCGACCAATGCGGCCTCGTTTATTCTTGTGCCAACACTTGATCGCGAAAATGTAAAATCTGTTGCGGTTGCTAATTTAACCGATACGTCATCAATAGCCATTGTATTGCTTATTGATGTCCCCTCAAAATATATTGTTGATGATCCGGCGCAAGTTATGTATTCGATATATGTGCCATCATTTGTTCGCGTTTGCCCAGCGGCCGATCCTAACTTAATGCGTACACCTCCCAATGCATATTGCGATATGGTATATTGTACTTTGTAAGTTTTGCCAATTACGATGCTTGTGGCTTGCGATGCGGTATCTGAAGATAATGTGCCAACGGAATTTAATTTGCCTCCGCTAATTGACCATTTTGTGCCTAATGTCCAATCTAAATCATAATCAAATGTGCCATTGGTTACCTCATTGGCTGGGCCAATAACTTGTTGCGGCTTGGCATTATTATATGTCCCCTCATCGTATGCAATGGGGATTGAAATTATGCTTGCCTT